ATGGATTGGTTAACTTTTTTTAGCAAGTTGATAGAAAGCTGCGCATGGCCTGGTGTTCTCCTCTTCATTGCTATCCAGTATCGTCTTACCTTAATTGCCCTCTTCGAATCATTAACCTCCATCAAAGTTGGAGATCTTGTTGATGCAAGCTTCAGTCGCAAGACAGCAGAAGTTGCAACGAAAAGTGAAGCTGAGCTACCTAATGTTGCAGTTGATGCGGAACAACATAATTTAGAGCAAAAATTATTAGAACTTCCACCAAGATTAGCCATTTTAGACTCATGGAAAATCCTAGAAGCGGCAATCACCAATTACCTCCAACATCACAATCTCCAAACAGCCACTCTTTCTCGTGGATACGCTAGAAGATTGGGACCAGGGCAGATGGTTCATGAACTGCAAAATGCGAGCATAATTACGCACACCCAAATAGAACTTATAAAAAAGTTACTGATGCTGCGCAATGAAGTTGTTCACGGTCCATATGGATTAGAGCCATCTCAAGATGATGCAATGAATTATGTAAAATCAGCATTAACTTTTGCTAATCTTTTTAAGATTGAAATGACAGAGAACGAATAGCTATCCGTCATGGGGTGTCGGGGGTCGGAGGTTCAAATCCTCTCGTGCCGACCAAAAATCCTCTAAGAACCAGCCTGTTACGGCTGGTTTTTTTATGCCTGTTTTCTGAACGGGGAATCACGGGGGAATAATCCCGTCACATGTTACCCCCGGATCGCTACCACACAATGATTAAGTAACCTTTTCACTTTCGGAATTCATCAATTTTCAAAACCATCATTCCGATTTACCTTACAAGCTCCTTTTAAATCTTTAACGGTGCGCACCACTTTTTCTTACTGCCCTATACTTTCAGTCTGACATATGGCTGGAGGTTTATATGTGTGGACGCTTTTCACAGTCAATGACGCGTGAAGATTATCTTGCCTTGCTCGCTGATGAATCAGAACGTGACATTCCATACGATCCGGAACCCATCGGAAGATTCAACGTAGCGCCAGGAACAAAAGTTCTGCTTCTGAGCGAACGTGATGAGCACTTGCATCTTGATCCAGTTATCTGGGGATACGCCCCCGGTTGGTGGGATAAACCGCAGCTCATTAACGCACGGTCTGAAACTGCGGCCACCAGCAGAATGTTTAAACCACTCTGGCAACATGGTCGAGCAATTTGCTTTGCTGATGGCTGGTACGAATGGAAAAAGGAAGATGACATGAAACAGCCCTACTTTATTCACCGGGCAGACGGTCAACCGATTTTTATGGCGGCGATCGGCAGCATACCATTCGAGCGAGGAGATGAAGCAGAAGGTTTCCTGATAGTGACAGCTGCGGCCGACAAAGGGCTGGTAGATATTCACGACAGGCGGCCACTGGTATTTTCACCAGAAGCCGCTCGGGAATGGATGAGGCAGGACACTGGAGGGAAAGAAGCTGCGGAAATTGCTGCCGACGGTTCCGTGCCTGCTGATAAATTTATATGGCATGCCGTAACACGTGCCGTCGGGAATGTGAAAAATCAGGGAGCAGATTTAATTAAGCCTGTTACTTAACCTGAAGCAGGTCCTCATAGCGTGTCGTGTATCGTGGTGACAGCATCTCTCTCTTCATCGCCCATTGTTGCTGGATCCCCTGTCCGGCGAAATAAAGCGCCCCCTTTCCTTCCTTTGCATTCAGATGATCCAGAACTTCCATCAATTTCTCACTACCCCGGCGCGGCGCATTATCATCGAACAGATTCAACTGGGCGATACCCTGACTGAAGAAGTCACCCAGCATTACCCCGGCTTTCTGATATCTGTGCCCGTTTTTCCAGATAGCGTCCAGACTCCGCGTCGCTGCCGCAATAATATCCCGGCTGTCCTGTGTCGGGGTGAGCAGCTTCACCGACGCACTGTTACCGTAGTACGGTTCGTTCAGCGCAAAGGGTGACGTTTTGACAAAAGTTGATATGAAGCGGCAATACTGATGCTCTCCACGTAACTTTTCTGCGGCGCGCGACGCGTAGGTGCAGATGGCCTGTCGCATAGCGTCATAATCCGTAATACGTTCCCCGAATGATCTGGAACAGACTATTTCCTGCTTTACGGGGGCAAATTCCTCCAGTTCAAGACAGGGTTCGCCGCGCAGCTCGCGCACCGTTCTCTCGAGGACAACATTGAAGTGCTTCCGGATAAAATGAATATCAGTATCAGCCAGATCCAGAACCGTTTTAATTCCCATTGCCTCCAGCTTTTTGCTGATACGGCGCCCTACTCCCCAGACCTCATCAACCGGCAGTGCAGCCATCAGTTTGCGCTGGCGATCCAGGTTAGATAAGTCCACTACCCCACCCGTTTGTCTCTGCCATTTTTTGGCCGCATGGTTCGCCAGTTTCGCCAGCGTCTTTGTCTGGGCAATACCAACGCCAACCGCCAGACCCGTATTTTGATAAACGGCGTCTTTTAATTCCTGCCCAAACTCCTGCAGTACCCGGCAGTTTCTTACACCAGTCAGGTCACAGAAGGCCTCATCAATTGAATATATTTCGCAACGGGGAGACATTGCCTCCAGCGTGGACATTACTCTGCTGGACATATCTGCATAAAGCTCGTAATTGCTGCTGAAACAGACCACACCATATTGACGGAATAAGTCCTTCTGCTTGAAATACGGATCCCCCATTTTCACACCAGCTCTTTTGGCTTCAGCGTTACGGGCGATAACGCATCCATCGTTATTTGACAGAACAACTACCGGCCTGCCTTTCAGATCTGGCCGGAATGCAGCCTCGCAACTGGCATAAAACGAATTAACATCAACCAGGGCAAACATATCAGCTTGCCACTTTCACGATAAATGTCACAACACCAAAGATATCCAGCGTATCTTCGCTGTTTATCGTAATGGGTGCATAAGAGTTGTTTTCAGGAACAAGCATAAGTATTGGATGTAACTGAAGACGCTTAACCGTGAACTCGCCATCAATGGCAGCGATAACAATATCTCCATGTGCAGGCTTTCTGGAACGGTCGACGACCAGCAAATCGCCATTCCCGATCCCCGCTCCAGTCATAGAATCACCTGACGACTTCACGAAGTATGTTGCACATGGGTGCTGAACTAATAGTTCATTGAGATCAATGCGTTGTTCAACGTAATCATGCGCCGGGGAGGGAAAACCGCATGGAACAAGATCACTAAATAAAGGAAGCGCAACTATCTGGCGCAACTCAGCTGGTGAATAAAACTTCATAATAAACTCACTCGCGCTAATACTGTTTATATATACAGTATATACTGGCATTAAACACAGTAAAGAGGAGTTAAAGCATGTTCGTGGAACTCGTTTATGACAAAAGGAATTTTGATGGTCTGCCAGGCGCAAAAGACATCATTCTGGGCGAATTGAGGAAGAGAGTGCACCGGATCTTTCCAGATGCTGATGTCCGGGTTAAACCGATAATGACCCTACCAGCGATCAACACTGATGCCAGCAAGCACGAGAAAGAGCAAATAAGCCGTACCGTGCAGGAAATGTTTGAAGAGGCTGATATGTGGCTGGTTTCAGATTAAACTCCTTGAACCGTCATATCGCTTGAGTAGTATAAGCTCAGACCTGAGCTGGCAGTCTTATGGCACAGAGCCAAACCTAACCTGAAAGTCCACTCTGTGCCATCAGCAGACGTTGTCGTTCGTTAGAACAGATATCCAATAATGCTTAGTATTCTTGGGTAGGTTGCTTACAAAATGCTCAGGCTTAGGTAGTGCAATCACTGCTAGCATCTAACAAGTATTTTGAGCTAGACTTCAATGGAAATATATGAATTCCTTTTGATTTTTTCTATTGGTTATTCACATAATATAGACGAGATTATTATGACTATAAGTGCTGCTGTTTTTTTTAAGGAAACTCAGGGTGTAACGGATGAAATGGGGGATTTCTTTTCTTTCACTTGGGCAAGTTACGCAGGTTTGAGAGAATTATGGTGGCAAACGCGAGGGTTCAAAAGTTGTTACCCGGAAATATCTGATAAGGAATTATATGAGAAATTTTTTTCAGGTCTACAATTACCTGGTCGTGTTGACTTAAAAACGTTATGTATAAGTATGGACTGGGAAGAACACGAATATAGGTTCAGCTCAAATCTAATTTTTAATGCTTGCACATTATTCGAAACTTGGATAGAACGAGTTTGCTCCTATACAGTACCATCAAGTCAGGATTGGTTTCCAAAAGCTTTACAATGTCCCGTCTTACCAAGCACAACTAATCAGAAAACGTACATTGATTGTGTAAACTATATCAAATCTAACAAGTCCAATTACTTAAATGATGAAATATTACCTACTTTAACAAAACATAAAGCAAATGCGTGGCTGCGTCTAAATTCTTTGTTAATAATTTATACATACTTCAAGAGCATAAGGAATAACTTGGTGCATTCAGGAGGGGTTGTTACAAAGACTATTGTAAATAAGCAAAATGCACTCATTTCAGAGTTGTCAACTAATGGAAATCCTGTAAAAGGTGTTTTTGAGATGCCTACGCAGATTTTAGGTGAAAAAATAAAATTACCAATCAAAGATTCTATAAATATCTACAGCGTTTTAAAGTGTTTAATTTTTACTTATGATGCGGCACTCAGCACAACAAATTATAGTGAAGAGACGTTTAAAAAAAGACTGCGGAGCACGGTGGAAAATAGCAAGCATTCGTTATATAGAGTGCCTGTAGATATAAGAAAAAGAAAAAGAGTGCTAAGGTCTATACTTTTAAGATCAAACCTCCCAACCGATATTGATTTCGATAAATTTTACTCTTTTCTTCTTTCCAATGGAATTATTTCCCAATGATGGTTACGGGTAGTTATCAATAGAAAGAGAAAGCTACCCAAAACTTAAAATCCTTATCCTACTTGCCGATAAACATGACACTGAGCAGAAGGTCCGCTCTTCGCTCACAGCCAGAAGCGGACTGTCATGTTAAAAGAGAGCGTCCGGGCCAATGTTCCCGAAATCTAAAGGAAGGATAAATCACGACTAGGAAGAATGAGTTCGCTGAAGGGAAAGCCATCTGCAATGAGATTTGCGGCGGGTCAGCCTCGTAACGTTCCATGCAGATGGTTAACTGCTCGCGCCCATCTTCATACATCAGAGGGATGTTGTGAAACGTGCCGTCTTTCGCGAAGCAGTGAAGACCATAAGTCACTATAAATTTGTAGCCCTGCTTCTGACCTTTGTACGTGATCTCGTGCGCATCGAGATGTGAAAGCGAATAAGTTTCGCCGTCATGCTCAAAGGGTTCCCAATTTTGGATTGAGTCGATATGAAACTTTGCCACTATGCATTACCAGTTATCTATTCCATGGGAGCGCGCCCCATCATCGAACGGTAACGATTGAGCAGATATTACTTCGTTACGCACAAACTCCGCAGTATTATTTTTCTTTCAAAACAGCGAGTTAATTACTATATAATTGCTATTTTTGCCAAAAAAAACTGTGCAAATATAGACTTTCGCTTTTCTTCCATTTAGACACTTTTTTCTCACTTCAACTGCGAAGCTGATGAAATTGAGCATTACCACATGTTTGAATCGTTGATTTGATGTTATCAATGCCAAGGTGTGAAGGATTGATGTTGGTGATGCTTACAAACAAGTTCCAAATAGAAAAAGCCCTCTTTAAAGGGCTTCGCCAGACTTGAATTATTCATCTTCCTCCTCGTAATCGAAATCGTCATCAGCAGGCGCTATGTACACCTGCTCAACAAAACTCGCGGGGGGTTCTGGAAGGGTATCAACAGCGCTGTCGTTACCATTTAATGGGCCTGCAGTTACGGAAACGCCGTTCCAACCATCAGAACCAATACCAAAAATTACCGTACCTTGATTTGGAAGCTCCATATGCAAGTCTACACCGATTGGGTCGTCACCTTCTTCATGGTGCTCTCCATATGCCGGTACTAAATCAGAGGAAGAAATTTCGACTTCCTCTCCTTCAAACACCATAGAATCTGGCACCGTATAGACCATTCCACCTACTTTAATCTCTGGCATCGTAAACCTCTTTGTGCTGTGTTCTAAAAGCCCTTTTTTGAACTGGGCAACCCAATTGGATAGTAGTTTTATGACTTTAACTGCTATGGAAGCCCTCATTCTAAGGCGTATTGAGTTCAGGGCAAGTGTGGAATTTATCGGGCGTGCTCTAGGATCGGGTTGTTGTATTTAATGTGGCATAAAATCCCTATCGCCATGATTTTAACGTCCGCTTCTCGCTCAAAGCGGACTGGCAATCATTCAATACTCGCACTATCAAACGTTCGCCAGTTCGCCGCCGCCCGTACTTGCATACGACGAAGCGGTGGCACCTTATCAACTGGCTTTAGTATCCGGGAGTGGGGGCCATTCCGGCTTTGAGGTATCTACTCGATTAAGTAAGACACGGCATTTTTTCCACGCCAGTAAAAGTTCCGCTTCCGCTTCAGTAGCAATATCCAGATCTGCTGCATCCTGTAAAGGTGCGATTTTTGAAGTAGCCAGAGCAAGAAGACTTTCTTTTTGCTGTGTCGCCTGCGTTACCTGTGCCATTTTTTCCGCTTCAGTGTCATGAACCCATTTTTTTCCGTCCCATTTCACAAAATGTCCTTCGGGCGCAACGGAAACTACATCGTCAGGCAGCTTACCCAACTGGTTAATTGTGATTGCTTCCCCTGTATGAATGTCGTAGACCGTTGTCCCTCGATGGTCTTCAACAAGTGACCATTTTTCTGACTCAAAATTAAATACAGCGACAAAACCTGCCTTAGCTGACGGCGGAGCAATATCGGTACTGTATGCTGGTAAACCTGTATTAGCAGGAATAAATCCATCACCCTGACCGATAAACTCATTTGTCGAAGATGAAAGGTTATAGATTGTAATTACCCGGTTGGAGTCGGTCATTTTAAAAGTCATTATGCAAGCCTCACAATGTAGTTAAATGCGATGTTCTTTACGGTGTTTTCTGCATGACCTGACGGTGAAACGGTCACGCCGTGGCTGTGCGCACCAATGTAGACAGAATGAGCATGTGCCCCACCCGCATAAGTTCCCTGAGTTCCCACCCCGCCAGCCCACTGACCACCGGCACCGACTTTCGCTGCCTGCTGGGAAGTGTTGAGATAATAAACATCTAACGAGTGGGCGTGTTCGCCTCCGCTGCTTGTTGATTTCGTGCCATAGTCAAAAGCCGAAACAGATTTATTACCGTAATCAAACCCGGTAGTGTCACGGTTTCCGAGGTCGGTAGCTGCGACCGTTGCGCTGTGGTCGTGTGACTTAATACCGTCAAGCTCCAGAGACAATACTGCACGGCCATCAGGCCTGCCCTTTATTGTCTGACCTCGCATGTCAGGGATAACGCCGGATGGATATGCCAGAGCAAGCAAGGGGTAAGATGGTCTATCAAAAGGCTGTCCCTGCATTAAGACGTGACCGGGTGGAACAGTATCGGATGGCCACGGAATCGGCGCGCCAACAGGAAAACCATCATCCGGTGTCCACGGTGTCCATGGTTGTGTAGAATATTTGCTCCGCGAATAACTTCGCGAACCGCTGTACACGCGATAAACCTGCGTTACCCCTGCGCTTCTTAAAACCATCAAGGAACCGGCGTTATTTTCCGGGTAATGCAATGCTGCGCTGGTATAAGCATTTGCAGGCTGAAAATACAGGCCCGGTGACTGGTAATTATCCAGATCCTGACTCGGACCAATTTCAACACACTGACCATCAAAAATATCCTTAGCAGTAACACTTACATCCCCTGTCAGGGCATGACCGTTTACTTGACGCGTTGAAGGCACCGCGCCAGCAGCTAGTTTTATCGTTTCTACCAGGCCAAGATTTTGTTGAAATAATGCGACATTAGGAATATCACTGCCGTTCCGGTCTTTAGCCAGTCGCGCATTCGCATTATCCATTGCGATCTTAACTGCTGCCGGGGTGGCAGCCTGCGTTTCACTGGTGCTGTTCACCGAACTGCTAAGTTGAACCAGCCCTCTTTGTTGTGTTGTGCTATCGAGGACACCAATGGACTCACGCGATGTTTTTTGTGCTTCCGCGCCCCGCGCCTTTATCTCTTTCAGGTACTGGTCAATACGCAGGAATAACCCGTCGCCGGTTGCAACATTCAGCGTGATATTTGAGGTATCTGATACCGCCAGGCGAAACTGCATATTAACGCTGACACCACCAACCGGCTTATCGATCGATGGGCAGTTTGCCACCGCGTAAAGCTCTCCGGCGTCAGTCATTAAACCGACTTCGCGAACGGTGAATCCACCAACCCCGGTCGGCAGGACGATTTTTGCCATTAACTGCGTGGACTGCTCCGGGGACACCACCAGTTCAGCGATATCTCCCCGGTACGTTTCACTGATTAACCGGATTTGCGACGGATCGGGTTTGACCTGCTTGCCATTACTGTCACCCACCACAAAGTGAGTCAGTACAATCAGGCGACCACTGGCCAGCGCCTCCGCCTCCAGTTCTTTACCCCGGTTAGTGATAATTGAGTAGTAATCAGCCATGAGATTCCCCGGCAAAAATGTCCACATCGATATGCGCTGTTGTCGCACCCGAAATATAAAAAGCCCCGTCCATACCCACATTCGCCATCACATCAATTTTGCTCAGATAGCTGCGCAAGTTCTTGGCCCGATCAGTGAGCTGGCGGATCTGATGATAGAGAGCGTCGCTGACCCCCTCACTGCTCTGTACTTCGATCCGGAAGGTGTAAGGTTCAGCGCGCGGGGTGTCTTCCCACCACTCAACAACGGTCGTGGGCAGGTTCACTGACCCGAGAGAACGGCGTACCGCCCCGGCCGTTCCTCTGTGCTGATGAACATAAGCGGCATCTTTTATCACCTGTCGCTTCTGCGCCTCTGTCCAGCCGTCATCCCAGAAATCAACGGCATGCTCCCAAGCCAGCCAGGGGAGAAGATGCGCCGGACAGGTGTCAGGATTTTTGGACTTGCGCACCATATTGGTATCGAGGGTGGCGATTTGCTCAGCGCTAGACTGCTCCTGCGCTCTCTCTTCATGAAATGCGCCAGGAGGTAGCAGAGATCGAAACTTAGTCGTCATTGCTGCTTACCTCCCTGCGGGCGACATTAATGGCGGTACACCAGGGCGCTTTACCCGGTTCCGCTTCCAGATCTGCCACCGGAGATATCAGCCTTACCCGGACTACACCGGATTGCTGCAGCGCGGCATAAATGGCGGACAGCGGGACGACGGTTTTAATCCGATGGGAAAGCGTGGTGTATGACCGCAAAACATCGATGGCATTATTCAGCACCGTACTGGCGTCCGGTCCTTCCGGAATTTCCAGCTCTGCCGTAACGGCATAGTTTGCAATCGTGGCACTTTTAACCGTCACGTAGTCCGTTAACGGGCGGATTTCATCCGCATTCAGTGTGCTGTTAACCTTATCAAGCAGGGGCTGCCCCGCCGCCCCATCCCCGGTACGTGACAGGACATAGACATCAACGTAGCCGGGCCGGTTATGGGTTTCAGGCCCATAGGCATCGGCATCCAGTACATCCGTATCGGCAGACTTCGCATGAAAGCGGTATGAGTTGCGTGCGCCTGCTGTATTCAGCTGCGCCCATGAAAGCTGGATACGTTCGCGAAATGCCGCATCGTCTTCCAGTTCAGGCTCCACTGGCGGAATGGCAAGCGGATCGCCGGGCCTAATCACCTGCCGTTTAACGTTGAATGCGGCACCTATCTGGTCAAGGTCTGCCTCTTTTGCACTCGCGAGAAATACCGCCCGCACGGCATCATTAACCCGCTGAAAAGCCAGCGTCAGCTGGTAGGCATTAATCTCCCCCTGTTTAAACGTCGGATCGGATTCCACCAGCGCATCAAACTGCTTATCAAGTTCCTGCAGGCGCGCCAGCCACCGGGTGAAGATTTCAGTCGCATCCGGCACCACAATGGCATCCGGTACGTCCAGTTCGGACAAGTTGATCACGTCATAGCTGCTTGCCATAAATCGTTATGTCTCCCGTTCTGACAGGTAAATTGGTTTCCTTGCTGATCCCCTCGATATCCAGCACACAGCCGGACTCCCCTTCAGGAAAGGAAACAAGCACACGTGTTACCTTCAGCCGCGTCTCCCACCGGGCCAGTGCGGTCGCAGACGCAGCGATTATTTGTAGTCGGGTCAAATCATCCCGGGGGTTATCCACCAGCGAAAACAGATCACTGCCATAGTCCCGAACAAGAACCCGGCTCCCGATGGGAGTGGTCAGTATGTCGCTGACGGACTGGCGCAAATGGGCGACGCCGGACAGGCGTTTTCCGGTCCGGTTGTTTACACCGTTCATGATTAAATTCCGTTGCTGAGTCGCCGGATGGCGTAAGGGTTAACCGAAGTAAGACGGGCCTTTTTTGTCCTGCTTTTCTGATTTTTTCGAAGCCGCTGCGGGTTTACGAATATCCACGACAAGGTTGTAGGTGTAGCTGAATCCCGCTGACGTCAGAGAAAATACCAGAGACTCAACCACCCAGGCCCGATCCTCACGGGAGCCAAAACCGGAAGTCGACACACTTGCTTCTGCTGTCAGCGGAACATGTTTAGGGCGACATGGCCCCGTGAGCGTCATTTTCTGCTCGTTACGCTTCGCCTGTGTTTTCCTGGATTTTGCCTGTTGCTCGGCGGTGTTTTTCTCCGACTGGGTATAGGGATTGGTCATCGCCGGGCCATCATGTTCAACGGAGGAGGTCTTTGTCGTGCCGTCCTCCTCGTCGTAATAACGCACACCGATTTTCTCTTTGGCTTTTCCTCCACTCCCTGTAGCTTTACCCGTCGAACTCCCTCGCTCACCTTCACTGTAGGACCAGTTTGATACTTCATCCGGTGTGATGGTGATCCCGCCAGTCTGTTTCCCTGAAGCCGTTGCCGTGGCTCCCTGTTGCAAAAAAAGCCAGTAACCTCCAGATGGTTTACTCACTGCGTTGTAGTCACGCGCAAGCCTTGCGAGCAGGTTGGCATCTGATTCCGCCACCTGATCAATATGGTTGATACGAATATCTTTCAGCGCGTCGGCCACGCGGGGAATAAGCCCATTATCGGTGGCCACTGTTTTGACAATATCGGCAAGGCGAAGGTTATCCCAGCTCCGGGTTTTCTGGCTTGTCACATCTCCGGGTTGTTTCTGGGCGTTCATCGGCGCGGCGGTCGCATAAAGCTCAATACGCCTCGGCGGGCCGCTGCTGGAGACACCACTGACAACAAACCAGCCTTTATCGATCAGCTGGTCATTGAATCCCAGAGCAACCCGAAGCCGGGCACCTTTAGTGGGAAGCGCCAGCGTTTCAGAGATGAGGCTGATTTTCAGTTCATCGGCTTTTGCTGTTGCCCCACCATAATCCGTCAGGGTCAGTTCACTCAGGCATTGTTGCAGCACCCGGGTTATATCTTTCCCTTCGGCCTGAATGCTGAAGGCCGGCGCATATTCCGGCATCGCTGTCTGATCTGCCATATCAATCCCATAAACTGAATGGCGATTCCGCTACGGGCGTCACCAGATCCGGCAGTGTGATATACAGGCCGGAAGGATACATAGCCCCCTGATCCGCCAGCCCCTGATTGGCTTCAAGAACCTGAGTCACTGAGTCTGAAAGATTTTCAGTACCGTAATGCACGGCACAAATTGCATCCAGTACATCTCCGTCACGGGTTTGATAGATCGTCGGCATAGTGTTTTAGCGTCATCGTCCAGTTTTTGTTTCGGTGACCGCCACCCGGTAAAAACTTACTCGTCGTGTCTGAAAAGTCGGTCACCACCCACCACCCCAGCACATCGCCTTCTCCGCTGACAAGCTGCTGAGGTTTCGCCTGATCGGCAAGATCAAATAAATCATTCACCCCTTCCACCCCTTTACGGAAAAAGGCATGAGACTGCCCTTCAAGCCTGACGGTACGCCCGGGCTTTCCGGTGTACTGAAGAAGGTCCTGTTTGCCGATGCGTTCCTGTTCACTCCAGCGCCAGCTGGCCTCACGGGTGAGCTGATGATAAGCCGCTGTATCAATCGAAAAGGCGAAATTCCCCAGCATCATCATCACGCGGGCTTCCTGCCCACCCCGTAATGCGCCTGTACTGCGCTGACCGGAATCTTCAAATATCGGGATAATTTCACTCACCAGACAAGTCCCCCATCCAGAAGGCTGTTATCACCATTAAAGGCAGAATTGTTTTTCGTCACCGTGGTCACTTCATCGGCAATGGCTTTCTCATCCTGTCCCGGTGCAGCATTAATTTCGAAGTGGTATTCAAATTTGCGGTTATCGGTTATCTGCCGTGATGGCGGCTGCTTATCCAATATATCCATTTTTTGAAGCAGACTTTCCCAGTAACCGCCCGTGCTCTCGTCTTTCAGAATCAGCGGCTCAGCAGGTGACCTGTCTGTTGCAGTAAGATTCCTGTCCTGCTGCCCGGCGGGAAGAAGGGGAGCATTCGGATACTTTTCCCCTGCGCGGGCGCTTTCTCCTTCCCCCTGGCTGTACGTCAGCCCTGATGGTTCTCTTTTCCACTGACTGGCAGATGTTACCAGCTCATGCGCGTAATTATCCCAGGCTCCGGTACTGCTTTCCGGGTCCTCTTTAACGGTTTGCGCTGCATGCTCCTTGTTTTGCTGTAGCGCGGCATTCCAGTTTAAAAGCGAGTCGCCGCCTTCCGGTGACAGATATTTATCAAGCGATTTGTTAAATGTTTCATCATCAGAATCAAAGCCAAACAATCCCCGGGTGGATTCCCAGGAGTGCTTAACTTTTTGCGGCAGGTCCGGACGCTCTTTCAGTTGCTGGTCAAACCATTCCCCCTGTCCATTCTGGCTGGCCCTGAAACGCGCTCTTTCTACCCCATTTGCCGCAAGCGTTTTGAGGACGTCACGCTGGTCATTACGGTCATCCGGAAGCAGCCAGGACAGCTTTTTAGCCAGTGCATAAATAATTTTGCCGACAAAAACCACCCCCTGCCCGAACGACAGAACACCGGGATAAAGGTCATTTCGCAGGAAAGTCACAATGCGCTTGATCCCGCCACCTTTGAACCAGTCGGCAAGATCATTCGTCAGGTTACGGATATCCGGCGCCAGTTCATTTCCCAGTTGCCCGGAAATTTCTGCGACCGCAGAAGAGAAAACAGTGCGGAGATTATTGATAGCCTGATTACCCGCAACCGCCCCATCAGCTCCCTCTTTGGTCACAAGGTAGTAGCGCCGCTGTTCGTCCATCAGGTCGCGGTAGCTCCGGCCAGACTGCTTGATAAGCATCAGCAGTTTGCTCGCTTCCCCGCCAAAAAGAGAATCCAGTGCGAAGGAGGCTTTTGACTCGTCCTGAAGGCTGAGCGCCCGTTCAACAATTTTGTCGAACTGCGCCATATCGCTGAGCCCGGCAAAATCACCCGCTTTGAAACCGAGCGTTTCAAACGCATCCTGCAGTGAGCCCTGCTTACCGTTCTGTTTATACTCCCCGGATTTGTGCAGATACTCTTCAAAGAGATCGCCAATGTTTTCCGCATTCATGTCGTACTGCTTCGCCAGAGAATTCCAGGCATTAAACGTGGCCACGTCCACGCCGTAACTTTTTGCGACATTAGTGCGGGTTGCCGTTTCAGCATTGGTGGCGGCTGGTGCTATCAGTGTGCCAAGTGCTGAAGCCACCACACCGCCACCGCCAATAGCCAGCCCGGATCCAAACATCCCGCCCACCTGCCCGGCGATCCCCAGACCGCGCCGAAACAGACCTTTACCGGCTCCTTTGAATGCCTGAATGCGCTGTGTTTTTTGCATCTGTACATTCAGTTTCTGCTGCTCCGACTCCGTTTTGCGGATTTCCCTGGAAACATCGGTATAGCGACGCTTCAAATCCCCGAGGCTTTCACCGGCCAGTTTGGCGCGCTTGATTTCTGCTGCCAGTCTGGTCTGGTCTTTTGTCAGTCGTTCGGACTGCTTTCCGACATCTTTCAGGCTTTTTTGCAGACCATCTGCAGATCGTTTCCATGAATTATCCAGGTTTCCGCCAAAGGTAATGACGGCCTTAAGGTTCTGGCTTATTCCGCCCACGGTTTATCGTCTCCAGTTCGTCGGTCAAAAAATCAGAGAAAGTGCTGAACGGCATATCGAGGTATTCCGCCATCGGAAAATGCAGTCGCCGCCCCAGAAATCTTATTGCCCGGAGGAGCCCGCCTTCGGTCGCTTCGCGGGCGGGAGCATAAAAACGTTAAAGGCATCCGTCAGCTGTGAGTAATCTGCCGCCGTCATCAGCCAGAGATCCTGTTCACTGAGATTGCACAGCAGCGCAATCATGCGGGCTTCTTTCTCTTCTTCGTTGCCACGGTCTTTGGCATGAGTGATGCGATCACGAACCAGCGGTTCACGCATGGTGACTTCATTGATCACAACCCCATTATCAAGTGATACGGGGGAATACAGTTTTATAACGCGGGTTTCGCCAGGAAAGCTCATAGGGTGCTCCATAAAAAAACGGCCCGCAGGCCGTTACAGTGGTGGGATAACAGTAAAATCAGAGACGCACTTTGGCAGCCAAGCCTGAAAGCACATCAACGCCATTTACCCGGCGGGCGAAACGCTCTGTATCGATGGCGAACAGTTCGCGCCCGTCCAGTGACTGACGGTAGTAGCTGACAGCAATATCAACCGTCACGGCATTTTCGGAAAGCGTGTCCTTACTGCGCGCATCTGGTGTGACGGTCTGTACAAACCCCTCAATTTCCTCAACCGTACCGCGCGCAGTGCCGTTACCGAGATAGCCCTGATAAGCCGTAAAGCGTGAACGGCTGCCGCTGACAAAACCAAAGCTGGCCAGCATATCCGTATCTATCCCATAAAATTTAACCTGACAGGTCAGTGCTTCCATGCCGTCATCAACCGGGGTGGGCGCATCCTGTGCGCCGGTACGCAAATCCGTTTTAACAATAGCCAGAGACGGCGGCGTAAATTCATGCGCCCCCTGAATACGGATCCCCTGCCGGAAGAAGGTCCAGACGCGTAGTGTGTTTTTATCGCTCATGCTGCAAGCATCTCCTCAAGCGCATAGTTATTGTTCACCCGGACGCGCAGGCTGATAAGTTCAGTCGGCGATTTCGGACCAAAGTCATAGTTGATGTACAGGACACCCGACGCCATGGTTTCCGCGGTGTTCAGTTCTTCATCCAGCCAGGCCCGCCCACCGAATATGGCGCCAAGACCGACCAGTTGCCGCATATAGGCATTGATGGTGCCGATAATGTCATCCGCATTTTCCCGGTCCAGTGGGCGGTCAACATACTCCAGCATGGTTTCCTGAATGCTGTCCTCAATAACATCAGCAGTACGGCGGACAGATTCAAAACGCCACTGTGGATTGGTAGCACACAGACGGTTCCCCCAATGTTTAAAACCCGCCCGGCGGATAATGGTGGACACGTTCTGCATATTGAGCAGGTTTGCATCGCAGTTCTCATCCCCGAGGATAAATTCATCGATCTGCTCAACACCGAGGATGTTGTTGATGTCCTGGTTTGACTTGCTCCACCACCAGCCTTTTTCAAAGTCGATGCGGGCGCGTAACCCGGCAGCAAACGCAGAGTAAGGACGATAAACCAGCTGGCCATCTGCATCGCTCGCCTGGACCCGCGGGCGCAACAGTTCAGTTCGTGCGCCATAGGACTGGCGACGCTGTACCACTTCCTGCAGCGTCGCACCGGAGGCGCAGTCAACATATGCAACGGCGCGCAATTTCCCGGCCACAGTTTCCAGCCCCTTACCAATCGCATCGTCCTCACTGAATCCCGGCGCTATCACAATACGCGGCTGGTACGTGGTAACAGATTTCGCTGAAGACAGGGTGCCGATCCCCTTCAGTACCGCAGCGCGTCGTTTTGCCACATCGTTTTCATCTGCCACACGCACCACCACCGTCAGCGCATTACGCTGATCGTTAATGTCTGTCAGTGCCTGTTTCAGCGTACCTTTTTCACCCAGGCGGGATAACAGCGTGGTGCCGACGACCGCCACCGGCGTATTGAGTGGAAAGGGTTCATCTTCACCCCCCGCCAATTGCAGGCTGAAGGGCTGGACAATCCCGTCACCGCGCCCGCTCGCACTGACTTTTGCGCCATCAACACCACCGACAGCCTCAGCAACGTCTCCGGGTTTAGCCGTGATAACACCGTGCTCATCACAACCCAGCGTGATTTTCAGTGTCAGCGATTCTGGATCCCAGCTTGCTGACGTCACAACCGCAGCAGGATTTTCGGCTGCCGGCTGTCCGGCCAGCGCAGCGACATTGATGACATTGCCTTCCCGCCCCTTAATGGTTGTAGTGAACTCGATAACGTTATCGAGAATGGGTGTACCGGATGATCCCGATGCGGCTGTTCCCCCCGACGCATCAGGTGCCGTTCCCACCAGGCCGATAATGGCGGTCTGAATCGTGGTAACCGCCACCGTACCCGAGGTGAGTTCAATAGTTTCAACGCCATGTAACTGAGACATGTTTTTTCTCCAGGCATAAAAAAACCTGCCGCAGCAGGTCACATTTTCTGATTAGGTTTATCGGTGAGCCCGCCGCTGTCGCCGCGGTGATCGTGGTTGTTAAAGACTTCACGTATCTTGCTCATGCTGCCGGATTTATCCGTTATCTCCTTTGACGCCCCGATATTCCCTGCAACCGACGTGTCAGCATTAATCTGGGTTTTGCCCTGAACTGTCAGGGTATCCGTAATTTCAACCGGACCATCCAGCGTGCCTTTACCGACAATTTTGTAGGTTCCACCATCAGCCAGCGTAATCGTCAGGGCATGCGCGTTCCTGTCATAACGGATCTCGGTCCCGTCGCTGTAACGGGTAATGTGCTCGCTGTCGCTTCCTTCCGGCACCGGCAGCTTTCCTGTGTTCCAGCCGGGAAACACCCGTCCGTTGTTGAGCTCTCCGGCTTCGGACAGGACCGTAACCGCATCCCCCACGGCATAAGGATTTGAATCCGCCCGGTTAGCTCCGGAAAACCCCTGGCACAACGGCAGCCAGGTCGTGATGATATCCCCCAAATCCACACGGCATTTTGGGATGCGATCGTGCCTGACGGAATGGATAACACCGCGCCGGACAAGGTTCGCCAGTCTGCGCTGCAGGTCGCCTTCTATATCACTCATCGGGCTGAGCCTCCCAGATAAGCTGATAGTCATCCACGTGATTACGGCCCGTATCAGGTGCAGCACCCAGCCAGGCCTGCTGCAGAGGCATGCCATTGTGTGCAAAGGGGTCAGTACCAAATGCAGCCGCCTGGGTGAATGAAATACGCCAGACCAGATAATCATCCATTCGCGGATCAAACTCATCACGTTCAGCCGTGGTGAATACCGCAGGCTCAATATGGCCCAGACCAAACTGCTGCCCGTCAATCCACTGGGTAATATCGGCCGCAGCGGTTCTGACAAAAATCTCAGGCTGACTCACACCCGATCCGGCGGCATCCACCACCACGAAGAGATCACAGGTTAAATTAACGCTCAGTTGCCCCTCATTACCTCCACCCTGTTCCCAGCTGTTAATCGAGAAATACACCGCGGGCGTGGTCAGGCCCGAAAAGCGGGGAACATTTCTTTCCGGATACGCACCGGCATCACGCACCCATCCGATTTTTTTTAATGCGTCAGTCACAGCATCGTGATACCGCCCCAGCAACAGTGGCTCGGCCATCGTTCGTTACCTCAGACAGAAATACGGGCTTTTACGCGCCCGCGAATGTCGGTTTCAAAGTGATGCATAAAAATCTCCATCGCTTCCGCAAATGCGTTGTCCTCGATGTAGTTCAGCATCGGTTCGTAGATATCTATTTCTGCTTCGCGTGTCCGGCGGGTCTGGGGATCGCGAATAACCACCGTCCGGCGATTATCCCGTTTTGAACGGGACACCTCCCCGTTTTCAAACGACCGTTCGCTCAGCAGATTACCTTTCGGGGAAAATCCAGCGTTTTCTGCCTGGCGGCGCGCTTTAATAAAACGCCCCGTGTTGCGGTCACGCCGGGTATGGTGCGGTCGCAGCCGCCCGTTGATTCGTCCTTTTAGGTCTTTCACCTTAATGGCATTCAGCCCGAACCAGAGCCGGAAATTATCCAGTTGTGATCCCCTGTCCAGACGAAAAGACAGCAGACGGCGCCGGACCAGATCCATACTGCGTGGGGCCAGCCCGTCTTTCAGATCCGCCATCGCTTTCTTTCGCAGCGTGGCGGCAGTACGTCTGAGCGCGCGCGAGTATGCTGCACGGAACTGTTTTTGCGTCGCACCGATACTGTCCGCAATTCGCCAGATAACATCCACATCAATATCGACGGGTAAATCCCGCCGCAGTCGAGACTCCCGCGCCATATCAGCTCCATTTATCGATCCGAGGCTGTGTTTTGCCGGGTTCCCCATATGCCAGCGTGACGCGGGTCCGCCCTTCTTCATCCGTGCCGATATGTGTCACCCGGTAAGGGATGGTATTGATAACCACACCGTCATGTTTTTCGAGACCGGAAATATCCGCAGTCATTGCACTGAACGCCGGGGAATGGTTCTGAATTTCCCCGCCGCCCGGTATACCCGACAGCGCATCCGGTGATTCAAAAATCACGGTCACCAGACGCGGGCCTTCACCCATTTGCAGGCATGCAGGGACTTCTTCGGCAAACGCCCGGTTAATCCGGGCATCTGCTTTAGCCAAACGCTCCCGGAACCGGCTCATCAGAACCCCAGGCGGACGGCAACATCAGCATCATCCGCCTCAGCTGCTCCCCAGGCGGAACCAACAACCGGGTTTGGCGTTGCATCATCGCCTTTTGCCACCGTCAGCTTGCCGGCAGCCAGATACAGTTTCTGGCCTGCCGCAATTTCTTCTGCCGCTTTAGGCAGCACAAAAACACCGGCCATATGCAGTGTTCCCCACTCGCCAGCAGGAATATCGCTGTGTGCCACCCCGGCAATTCCGCCGACCGTCACCAGCGCACCGGATGAAACGGCATCAACACCCGCATTGTGATAATCCAGTGTGGTACCGTCCTGCTGATAGTTATTCGCCATGTTTTTTCTCCATAAAAGGAAAAGGCGACCAGCGCCGCCTTCAGGGATAAAAAAACCGCCAGGCGGCGGTCGTTATTTTTTGGTGACTTTAACCAGCCCGCGCCAGTCAAGCGGGGCCACACCCGCATCAATGCGCACCTTGAATGCGGCACCGTCTACAGTAAAGCCCTGCTGCTGTTCCAGATATGGCGTGTCGATACCGTCCAGATAGGCCACTTCAATGGTGTCGCGCCCCTGCGCAGCAGTCAGATAAAAATCCGTCGGGCTGCTGTCATCCAGGCGGGCCTCAGAAGCCACTGTCACAAAGTTCTGGATCGGGTTAACGATCCCGCTGTTCGCGTCTGCGCCCGGTACGCTGGCGGACTTAATCAGCTGGTTTGCCCGTGACTCAATTGCCACTGGCGTCAGCATGTAGGCCGGACGAATATTCAGACGACGATCGCCGGATTTTTGCAGCAGCATTGCCTTACGTGCAGTATCCAGCCCTTCAATACTCAGATCGGCTGCAACAAGGTTGCCATGATCGGCGTGGAACAACGGCTTACCGTCCGACATTTTCGGGTTGCTGGTCAGTACAGCCCAGACCAGATCGCCGACAGTGGCTCGCGCAGCAAGCCCCATTGCCTGCGGGATACGCGTCAGCATATCCAGGTCGTCGTTGATGATAGTCTGGCGGTCAATGCTGAAAAGCTCACCATAGGTGGCCAGTGCAATCGGCTCACCGCGATCTTTAATGGTGACATATTTATATTCCGCCCCGGCGCGAACCTTACGCAGCGATGCCAGTGATTCCAGGCCAACGCGGTGCGCGGTTTTGAAATCGGTCAGTGTGCCTTTACGGGTCCACTGTTCGAATGTTTCGCTGGCCTCATCCCAGCCAAGCAATGCCGCCTTATGCGCCACATCCATCAGGATATTGCCGAAATCGCTGCTGCTGTGGGTGAACGCCAGCCCAACCATCGCCTGTGCGGTACCGACACCAGAAATACCGATACCACGATCCACCAGCGAGGCGCGTGCCAGTTCGCGCAGGGTATACCCGTTGTACGCGTTATCTTTTTCCGCCTGCGCATAGCCCGCACGGTTCATCACCGCCGCACGAATGGAATCACCAACAATATTCCCGTTACCCGCATGGATGTGAACTGCACCCGGACCGGCACTCGGGGTAGTCCCTGCCGCCAGCGCATTGAGCAATTTGGTGCGGGCCTGTTCCGCTGAGCAGGAAATATCCGTGATGCATTCTGCTTTCAGCGAGCTGAAAGCAGGAAACGCATCAAACACAGCAGAAACTGCGCTTACTCGTTCAGTATTCGCCGCCTGCATCTGCTGCTGGAGCTGGGCGGCCAGCGCGGTAATGTCGATATTTCCTGCCAGCGGTTGCTGGGTGGGTTGCTGTGCCGGTGGGTTATTTGCGGCCTGCGGCGCCGGGTTTTGTGCGGGTTGCGGCTGACTTGCAGGGGCTTCGGCACGCGGCCCAAAAAGGTTTTTCATCTGTTCTGGCATATTCTGGTAATCCTTCAGTTTATTTTGATTCACACAGGCCGCGGCCTGCAGTTCTGGTTCAAGCGTGTCAGCGAAACCTTTTTCCACCGCCTCCGCGCCATTAAGCCAGGTTTCAGCTTTCAGCATCGCCTCCAGTTCTTCCTGCCCCAGCCCGGTCTTTTTCATGTAGGCACTGAGCATCAGCGCTTCATTACGATCAAGCCAGGCAGCGTAATCACGCATATCATCGGAATCCCCGGCGATCCCGCCCCACGGCTTGTGTACCATCAGCCAGGCGTTTTCCGGCATATGCACCGTGGCACCGGGCAGGCAGACAATCATTGAAGCCATACTGGCAGCCACGCCGTCCACCCAGATATCCAGCTTCGCCTTCAGACGGGACAAGGTGTTAAAGATGGCAAATCCCTGCATCACATCGCCGCCCGGGCTGTGGATATGCAGATCGACAGCGCTGGCCTCAAACACCCCGGTCTCCTTACAGTCGGAGACGAACTGCTGAGCGGTAATCCCCCAGCCGCCGATCACGTCATAGAGAAATATTTCCACACGCCCTGCAGCCAGTGCGCGAATCTCATACCAGCACTGACCGTTTGCGGCATCGATACCAGCCACACTGGCGCGGGGGTTAATCATAGTCCCGTGACGGGGCGGGCTTATCATTTGCTGCATCAGGGAGCACTCCTTTATCGTTGGCGGCGTCTGAGTCGAACACCAGCCCGTTTTCTCGGTTGAATTCGGTTTCACGCATACGCTGGCGCTTCACCTCCTGGGGGGATTGCCCACGGGCGCGGATCCATTCCGCTTCAGTTCCCGCACCACCGCGCACAATTCCTCGCCAGGCCATTGCCTCTTTTACAGGGTCAATCCACGGCATAACCGGGCCAAGATAGGTCGCATTAAAGAGGGTTGTTCGATCCACATCCGGTGGGATATCTGTCGTTAACAGCGCCATCGCCAGCCAGGCGCGGTATACCGGGCGACTGTGCTGACCAACAAACCATTGCTGCAGTACGTTATAGCCTTCATAGCTTTCCACCAGTTCCTGGCGCTGGGCGCTGTATGTACCATTGTAGTCACGGGCAATACTGGAATAGCTTCCCCGGCTTCCGGCGGCAACAGCACGTAATTGCCCGTTGCGAAACTCATGAAGATGGACATTCGGACGATTTGATTCCACCATGCCAAGATCTTCGCCTGGTGCCAGATCGTCAAAAATCATCCCGGGTGCGATATCAAAATAGCGGTATTTATTTTCTGACGGCTTCCAGTCGTCTTCCTGAGGGAAAGTAGCGGCATCACCTCTCTTGATATAAAAGCCCAGCGCAGCAGCGATTCTTGCGGCGACGCGCTCACTCTCTTCGTAATCCTTAATGTCGCCAAGGCGGCGGATCACGCCGTGTAACAGACTCACCCCGCGTAACTGATGAAGACGTTTTCGCTGCGCGAGATGCAGCATATTCTCAGCAGCAACAGTTTTCAGTTCTGTGCTAAAACGCGTCATGTTGGCCGGATGGAATTTATATACCCGGTAGCCTGTCGGACGTCCCCAGTTATTCACAATAATGCCCTGACGAATCTGCTGCCCAGAGGTGCTGTTCAGGTTCATCGGCACAAAGTCAGCCTCAAGCAACTCCAGAGAAAACGGCACACTGGTCGAGTGAGTCAAACCAGCAACCGGCCCTCTCACAAGCTGGGTAAAAATTTCACCATCACGCAATGCGGAACGCAGCGCCAGCCGTTCCGCTTCCGGGCGGGTAAACATCCCGGTCACTTCCGGGCGAACTGACCATTCGGACCAGAGCGCGGAAATCTTTGCCGCAAATTCTTCATGCAGTTTTCCGTCCAGCCCCAGTGGCTGCGGTTCAACCTGAATCCCCTGGGCACCAATCACCCGCTCCTCGAGCTTATCCAGCAGACCAATTACAATGTCATGGTCTTCATCAAGCGCCCGCGCCTGCTCGCGCAGTGATACACCTGCAACACCAACAGCAGTGTCAGCCGCGCGGCTCTCGCGCTTCGTTTTATTAAGCCGGGAAGGCTGTGCCGCATCGTATGCCTGCAACAGCATTTTGTTTCTGGCGCGCGCGACTGCCCACCCTGGTGCAATTGCACCAAGTGCTCTGTCGAAAATACCCATGGAAGACCTTAATTAAATCTGGCGAGTTTGAAAGATCCACCGCGACGGTTCACGGCAACCCAGCGTTTTTCCCAGTATTCCAGCTCTCTGCGAAGCGCCACGGGATCATGGTTAGTTATGGCGCGACCATTTACGCCCGCAAAAGACACACTTTTCCCGTCCAGGGAATCACGGTATGCCTGGCGTACAGTTACCAGCATCTGCTGAATTTCTGATTTCGTCACAGCCAGCCTCCGTTATCACTGACACCCAGCCAGCCACCAGAAAGCGGGCTGGACGGTTCAGTTACTGAAACAGAAGACGAACGTACAGGTACCGCTTTTTTCACAGTAATCTCCCTGGGGCGCTCCCCGTCAATGATGTTTGAATTACACTCCTGAGCAGCTGCCCAAGCCGGAGGCTGTTCCCAGTCCCGGATTTTTTCATAACCTCGCAGGACAGCGACGGCGTGGGCATAACAGAAAAGGTCAAAGGCTTCGTTATTGCCTTTTCCGGGCTTGCGCCATTTTCCGTCCGTACCGCGTTCTTCGTAGGTCAGTTCTTCGTAGAACCACTCCCCCAGCCAGTCAGGAAAATGGATATACCCGGCACCGGGGGTTTCACGCTCAAGGTTGTTACTGAGCTGATCTTTCAGCAGGTCTGTCTGCAACAGATATACCGGAACCTCACCACGCGCATCCGCCCGGCGATCGCTTCGGCCTGTGTTATCAGGGTGCGTTTTGGTAATGATTTTCTGGCGTCGGGTGCTGTCACCTTTTATCAGGTAAACCCGTTTACCCAGTCCGTCACGACGACACTGGCGCCAGAATTTATAGGCGTTATCCGTTACCCCATCTTCCCCGCCGCTGTCGACAGCCATTGCAAGAATGGGCATCCGTCGCGAAGGGTCTGACTGCAACGCATAGGTTTTATCGAGGACATCCGTGATGAGCAGTTGCCAGTCTTCCGGATAGGATCCGGGATGCACCTGCTGTGCCTCACCATTTTCATCACAACGCAGGGACTGGCGGATGTTATAGCGGTCAACCAGCCAACGTTCGCCGTTTTCACCGTACCCGATGATCTGGACGACAAAACGGCGCTTCTTCCCACCCTGCACATCCACCGAAGCCAGAAGAAAACGGACTTTCGGCGGCACAAGCCGTTTGCCATAGTCTTCTGCCCGCAGCATCAGCACGTCAGCACGTCGCTGCTCACTGGCTGCACGGGGAAGATAAGGCAGCCCCCAGTCCGTATTAATTACCGTCTTGAGCGTTTCTTCGCTGCCGGTGGCCTCATAGTCCTGTTCCGCCGTCAGTAATTTGTAAACCAGTTGCGCCCATGTCTGGTATGCCGCCGCTGGTCCCTCCATCCAGAACGAGGCAATGCGCGAGCGTCGGGCTTCTCCGGTGATGTTGCCCTCACGGTCGATAGTCTGTCCCTCTCGCAACCAGACACCCTTTCCGTTCAGTTCCCGCTTCCTGTCGGCGGTAATCATTCCGCTACAATGCGGACATTCAATATGCGCCGCTTCACTGGCTTTTACCGGGTCAGACGTTTCCCGGTAGCCTGTCATCGCCTCCATGGCCGGTTGGAAATATTCCCCACAATGTGGACATGGCCAGTACCAGCGACGACGATCGCCGCGGTTATATAAAGATAAGATCCCGGTCGTGGGAGGGGCTTCGTGAGGTGACTTTCTCCGCCACTTCGTATTGGTTATTTCCCTGCCCGGTGAACTCTCGACCAGCGTCATCCCCGCCGACATAAAGGTGGTGGTACGTTTTGAAGCAAGCGAAAATCCGTCCCCTTCCCCGTCGATATCTTCCGGGAAGCGATCATAATCCGTCAGAGCCACACACTTAAAATCTGAGGACGACATGATGTTGATAGACGGCCAGCCTATCTTCAGGTAGTTCCCGGCAAGGAAAGTCCGGTCATGCACGTTGTTGTCATTGCGTGAAGGACTCAGCCGGCATGCCACCTCCGGGCTGACACGAAATGTTCGGGCCAGACGTTTTTTTGAGTGTTCGCGCGCTTTTTCTTCCGTCATCTGAATGATGAGCATGTCAGACGGATCACAGACAACGTTGTACACCACCCAGCCATCAATCAGACCAATGGTTTTACCCGTTCGGGCAGGGCCAACAAAAATGACAGCATCATATTCGCGTGATGCCAGGCAGTTCATCGGCTCCACAACATAAGGGGCAAGAGTAGGATCCCACTCAACGGAGTTACCCACACCGACCGGAACACGCATATATTTATGTACGGCTTCGGCTACAGGCATTCGACGTGGTGCTCTGATGATCCCGGCAGTGTTTTTTCTTAGCTCCGCCGCCGTGGCCTGTCGCATGGCTTACTCCTCTTCTGGCGAACTGTCCTCCTGTTCCGGCGTATCTGCCTGCTCAACCTTCAGGGCTATCTGATCCCGCAGGTCGTCGATGACTTTTTGAACCCGAACGACAGCTGCAGGCGTCATCGCGCAATCACGTTCAAGAATATCCGGCAGCGTTTCCAGCACCTGAACGACGGCTTTTGCCATCGATGAAAATTCTCGGGTAACTGTCGATGCCGGGATTAACTCACCTGTTTCCTGCTGGAATTTAAGTCTCTCGCGTTCAGACTGAAACCACGCCTTACGATCCGGCGGTAACATCTTATCGATATCCACCAGCTCGGGTGCCGTGGTTCGGCCCAGCAGTTCCCGGAGAATATCGACAACAGAATAAAGCTTGAGACGAGAATTACTGCCTGGAGCGGGCTCAACATTATTCAGCCTGCTTGCGATCGTCTGACGATGAAGATCGGTCACCGCTGCCAGTTGATTAATGTTGAGGCGAAGGTTCTTCAGTTCGTTATCCATGATGATGAACAATATTTAACCATTTCGACATCGTGAATAATCTCACGACTGAAATATCAACAAGTTAAGGGAATGATGATGATGCCGATAAAATGCAAAAAACCAGCCGTTTTCCGCGTGTCCTCGCTCCCTCGGTGTTCATAATCGCCAGGAGGACCCGCGCAAATGATAATTAGTTTCACTTGCAGTAATAGATAGCGAGTAATAAAAACCGCCCTAAGGCGGTTTTCAAATATTCCCTCGCAACTTGTCAAGAGCATAAAGACCATCACCATCACCAGCATCTAGCAAAGCGTAATACTCAGGATCTTTTATTCGCTCAATCTGGTTAGATATATCTGATAGCTCGTCCTTTAAAGCATCAATTTCTGATCTCAAATTCTCATTTTCGTCTTTAAGATCCATAACCTCTTGCTGTAGAAATAATATGCTTTTGCCCGTTGCCGGAAATCGATTTATTTCATGCCAGATACCAATAAATAATGCTATTGCTGCAATGGTTAACGTGCCCACAATCTATCCCCTTAATTTAGTTTGAGAAGATAATAACGCATAGAGTAACCCCTGGCACTCAGTGAATGCCTGCAGTAATACCAACTCAGGCGAGCTGAAGTTTATGGTTGATTCAGAGTATTCAAGCAGTCTAGTACACTAGACTGCTGCTTCTACCTGCTGTACGAGCATTAGGCGCTACAATAGGAGATGGCGACTCACGTTCATCTCCTCAAATTTAGCCTAGGAGATTAGAATGAATAACCCAGCCATGATCGAACTTGCACTCACATACGCACCAGTAATCAATGACATCACTGACGCATTAAACTTCGTAGTTAAACTATGGGCTTTAAGTCACTTCATTATTATCAAGCCCATCCAGAAACGAGTTTTGTTATGGTGGCTTCAGTAAATCAGTAAATCTGGCTGAGTTACTTGCATGATGTGCTTATGCTCCAAAGCCAATAACCGCTTCTCTTTCTTTCGCTCATTCATCAGCCTACTTCCAATCGTGCCTTTCAACTTGGAGCGAGTATCTTTGATGGCGTAGCGATGCTGCATTTCCTCACCAATTGCCATACGACGACTCAACTGTTCAGCCATCCAGTTAAAGGCATTGATGTAGCATTCTTTGACAGCTGTCGCGGTTTTGCCGGTGAATCCCATCACCAGCATCATGCATCCATCACGTGTGATGTTATACATCGGCTGCACATCACCATTTTTATCAATAAAATCAATGGGCGCAAAATTGCGCCTGGTAAAATCTTCAGAACATTGCAAATTCCTTATCGCACGCAGGACGTCCTTATGCCTCTTACCAAAATAGCCAGCAACCTTTAGTGAGGTGGTAATGATCTTGTTATCGAGGGTAGTAACCATTTCCCGAAAGTCGAAGGCAGGAATAACTGACGGATTATTCATAACGTATACCTTAATTTGAGATGAACCTTTGCCGCATAGGAAATCAGCCCGTCGAGGCTCGCCAGCACTAACTGACTCCCTCAAAGGCTCATTTCAAATGGTTTGGTTCGACGTGGTTTGAGTGCGCTGCGGTGCGCGGTGAAATACAGATACAAAAAAGCCCCGACAATATCGAGGCCACGGAATTTTCGCTTCTTCAGCGAATGATTTAAAGGAGCTTAGGCGCAAATCTCACACCTAACTAAAAAATACCACCCAGTTACCATATTAACAACTTATTTCAAGCACTGTTGTTTGACGTATTCCTGCAAATAACCAACCTGCTTAGTCACGGTGATGATTCGCTCTCTGAGGGTGAAATAATCCCGTTCAGCGGAGTCAGTAAGTCGGGGACTGGAAGCATCGACCATGCCGCTGGCGCCGGCCGGACCGTTCGCTGGACATTTTGCGTTGACTTGCAGCCCACACTTGCCAGTACTAACGCAACGCTGCAAATCATCAAACTGCTTTTGTGCATCAGCTAACTCCTTGGTGTATTTGGCATCGAGCGCAGCAACATCACGTTGTCGCACCGCCATGTCGTTGATGGTCGCATTTGCCAGATTCAGAGCTTGAGTTTTATCATCACACTGCTTCTTGTATTCAGAAGCATTGTCTCGGTAATGATCAACAGCAACGCCAAGCGATACGATGATGCAGACGGTCACTGCTATGAGAAGTGCGGTTAGTCGACTCACTTATCTATCCTCCAGCACGTCAGAGCGCCCTCCTGGTCCCGTCGCTCTACCTGCCCATAACAGCCATTTTTCTGGCCTTTAGTCAGGCGACAATCGCGGCCCCCATCCTTAATCCACCAGCGGATCGCTTCACAGGCTCCTTTACGGTCACCAGCGTTAATGCGCTTGTAAAACGTAGATGGGAAGCATTTTGCGGGACCGATGTTATACGGGCAAAAAGATGCGATACCCGCTTTCTGCGGCTCACTCAGAGGAATTTTGATATTTCGCTCAACCCACGCCAGCGCTTTATCGCGCTCAATGGCGTTTACCTGGGCGCATTTCTCAGCAGACAGCTTCATGCCCCGAACTACTGGCTTACCATCAACCATTGTGGCGCCACGGCAAATAGTCCAGATTCCGCCGCCGTCGCGATATGCTGTCAGGCTGTTACCCTCTTTCTCATCCAGAAACTGATCGAGAATCACGGGCGCGGATGCCCCCGCAAGAATCAAACCAACGACCGCTGTGCTCAGTTTATTCTTCAGCTTTGGTGGCATAGCCATTGCGCCGATCCTCCCGTTCTTTCCAGCGGAAATACCAGTTCACTGCACAGGTGATAACAGTGCATGCGATACCGACGATAATTGCCCAGTCGCTCAGGCTTAACCCTGCAATTCTGTCGGCCAACATCCAGGACACCTCTTTTGCTGTTTTAGCTGTTTCGGCATATGCCTTCGCTGATACACCGCAGCCGGCAAGCGTGGTTCCTGATCCATATGAAAGTCTGCTGTAAATGGTGCTCATTCTGGTCATAGCCTCACCTCCGATTATTCGGATGGCGCTGTGAGTGATTGAAGGAGATCAGGCAACCGGGCTCTTATGTTCAAGTAAAGATTAAGGATGATTCCCGGTGCCTGAAGATGGTGATCACCACAGCAACGGGGTGCGTGGTGATCGTTATGTTTTGTTCAGTTTTTCCACCTCTTCGGCGGTCTGTATAAACCTGTCGGTTTCAAGTTCTACCCCGATCGCCCGACGGCCAAGTTCTATTGCAGCTTTCACAGTTGAACCAGAGCCCATAAAGAAATCGGCAACGATATCCCCTGGCCTGCTGCTGGCTCTAATGATCTGCTTCAGCATGTCGGCAGGTTTTTCGCATGGATGTTTGCCCGGATAAAACTGAACAGGCTTATGCGTCCATACGTCGGTATACGGAACAAGAGAGGAAACAGAGAAGCAGCGCCGGAGGGTTTTGTATTCCTCCAGCAATTCGGAATACTTGCGGTTTAATGACTGATAGGTGGCTACCAGCTGGTGGTGAGGATGTTCAAGCTTCTGCTGAATGTGCTTATCGATAGCGATCCGCGTGAACAGTTCCTGCAATTTTCTATAGTCCACTTCATTTGGTAGTTGCCATTGGCTTGCACCAAACCAGTGTGACGCCATGTTTTTCTTTCCGGTTGCCTCAGCTATTTCTTTCGAGCTGACACCCAGTGATTCACGGGCATTACGGAAGTAATCAATCAGCGGCGTCATAATATGCTGCTTTAGCTCTGTGCTTTTCCTTTCGTAAACATCCTCTTTACCTGTGTACGGCCCAAGATAGTGCTCAGCAAACAAAATCCGTTCCGTAGATGGAAAGTACGCACGCAGGCTTTCTTTATTACATCCATTCCAACGGCCCGATGGTTTTGCCCAAATGATGTGATTCAAAACGTTGAACCGGGCACGCATCATAATCTCTATATCTGAGGCCAGTCGGTGACCGCAAAACAGGTAAATGCTGCCAGCAGGTTTAAGAACACGAGCATACTCAGCCAGACAGCTATCAAGCCAGCGTAAGTAGTCCTCGTCCCCCTTCCATTGGTTGTCCCAGCCGTTGGGCTTCACTTTGAAGTACGGCGGATCCGTAAGTATCAGATCAATAGAGTTATCCGGGAGGGTGGCGACGTAATGCAGGCTATCAGCGTTGATTAACTCAACACTGTTTATTTTCACAGTATTTTTCATAGATCAGTAAGCGTAACTCTGATAGGCTCACGTTGCTTTTGCGCTAAAGCAGTGGGCCTTGGTTAGCTTGTGACCTGAAAGCATGAGCTGATGGCTGGCCGGGTGCGCTAACACCCACCAGCCGCCCATTTCACAGCGGAAACCTCTTCAAAAAGAGGAACGAAATTTCGATATTAATCAGTGATTGTTTCTACCAGGCAGAGGATTGCTTGGCGCTTATTTTTTATCAACGCAAAGCACAAATTAGCACCATGAGCTTGTAGAGTTCCTAAATCCGCCGCGGTGCCATTAGACTTAACTACAAGGTTAACAAGTCCATTAATACAATCTAAAAACTCTTCCTCTTCGCGGTTTTCAATATTTAAATAAGAAAGAATTAACATTCTTTCTTGAAGTAATTTATTAGTATATGTTTTTATATTTTCGTACGCTTTATCTCTGTGCTCGATTGCGTATTCACTTGTATTTTCAGAGTGTTGCTTATACTCAAGATGGCTACCATAAAGTATAGATGTGTAATCCACCAAGGCAACGTAGCTTTCCCTTAATACTTTACATTCATCCTTTACTAACTCGATTTCAGTGGCAAGTTGGGTATTAATTTTTAATGCATTGGTTTGTTGTTTTAACCCCAACCTAAACTGCTCACTTTGACTTCTTAAGCTAATTTTGAATTGTTTATAAGAATACCACATTGCAATAACTGCAATTAAAGTCGGTGCCATTGCAATCAAGAATTCGGCTATCGTTGTAAACAGGCCTTTATCATTGTCAATTTTAATAGTAACAACGTTTTTTAAAGGGTTAAGCACTTCCAACAAATGAATTATATCCATGACAACTCACCGTAAAAAGAAAGCCATCATACCAAAAAACCCGCTCATTGGCGGGTTTATAAAACTTTGGTAACATATCAAATATGCTTCAAATATGGCTTATTTTGTTGCATTTTGCAAGCGCGTTTGAAGGAGATAGTGAAATTTACTTCACATTTCTGCCACTTTGAGGGCTTCTTCTTCCTCATAGTATTCAAGAGCCATTGCCAACGCAGATTCATCAAGCTGGGTAAAAGCGGCCTTTAACCCAGCCCAATGCCCTGAATAGACACGCAACCATGTCGAACGGTCAACGCTAACCATGCGGGCCAACGCTGCACCAGCATAGTCTTTATAGGTTTCATTATTTCTGGTTGCGGCAATTTCCTGCCCTGCCAGCCATACCAGGCCAATCAGTTTCTTTACTACGCGCTCCTGAAGGGAGTTATCGCCCAGGCATTTCTGATAAGTTTTCCAGACGTATTCACACATCATAACCTGGTGCTGATAGCTAAGGTCAAAACCGTAGCAGTACCGCAACCAGGCCTGCTGGTATCCACTAAGCGCGGACACTGCCCTACGCCACGGCGCGGACTCAAATTCCGCATCTTTTATCGGCGGCATTGGCCTGCGGCGGCTGCGTGTTTCCAGCACATACAGTGGCGCGGAAAGCGAGTTAACAAAGCGTGCCCCCTTCTCGCCTTCGAGTTCGACGAGATGAATTCCACGGCGCGGGGTGGCATTTTTGTCTGCTGGTGGGTGTTCACTGAAAGCCTCAAGCTGCCCTTTTGTTCCCCCAGAGAGGTCAGGTAGCGCGCGGCGCAATTCTATTCTTACAAAATTCAGGTCTTGTTGATTCATGCTTCTTTGCGCTCCATACACTTAAGCTTTCGCAATTACGCCGATCGCCAGCGCCCGATCCATAAAACGCAGTAGCAGCTCAAGCTGCGTACCATGCTTCTGCTCGAATGCTGGTACATCGGCGTGTAACTCGTCGTGGCACTCTCTGCACAGAGGGATCACGAAGAGGTCATGGGCTTTTGTTGCTGTACCACCCATACCGTGCCCTACGATATGGTGCGGATCATCTGCTGGCCGTCGGCAACACTCACAGGGTTGTGTTTTAACCCAGCGGGTGTACGTCTCATTTATCCAGCGGCGTCGCTTTGGCCTGAGCATGAAAGATTCTGGAGACTCCGGATCAACAGAGAGCGTGAGGATCTTCTTCGCCTTCTCCTGCACGAGGCTGGTTGCAGACGCTGAAGGCACAATGTCGCTTTCCCTCATGACAGAGCGGATCTTCTCATCCGGAAGGCGCAGCCCTTTGTGCGCAACACTTTCCGGAATAACATCAGCCAGGTCGTTTCTGACCATCCACCAGCACAGTTCCGGAAGCGTCAGGATATGCGACTCGGGAAAACCAGAATCACGCCGAATGACTTCCAGAATCCAGGATACCAGGTTTCCTGCCGCTATACCTGCAAGCTGTTCGGTATGCTGCCCCGACAAAGTGTGATCGCAATGCCAGCACAGGCGAATACTTCCTGGTGGGTGCCGCATTGTTGTGAAGTTCTTGTCGTGCCACGATGAATGTGGCCACTGGCATTCAAACCGATTACTCAACCATTGCTCAAGGGAAGCAAGCCCACCGGCACGCTGAATAACCCGATCATTCCCGAAGACCTGCCGCATTACCGGATCATCAGCCAGCGGCTGAATGGCGGCGGGAACAGCTCCTGTACTGAATGACGCCATTTCTTCTGGTTCAGGCTCGAGCAGAACGCGACCGCGCATAAAGAGGTGCATCAGTTCCGCGCCGGGACGAAACAACACAATCCCCATGCGATGGGCGACTTCAGGAGTTAACAAAGCCCTCACGCCGCCTGCCCCCCTGCAATATGTTCAGCCCACAAACCACCAATCCAGCGTACTCCCTTGGCAGTGAAACGCGTCTGGCTGAATGCGTGATTGGATGTGCTCGATGTTCCCGTCTTAACTTCAAATCTTCCCGCGGAAATGTGCTGCGCCATGGGGGTAAGTGTGCCGCCGAGGCGATACAGGATATTGCGTTCAATAAGGAACAGACGAAACTCAGTTTCTTTTGCGTTAAGCAATTTGGCTACCTGCCGGAATGACATGGAGCCTTTTGCAGAGCAATAACGATCAACAAACTCCACTTTTGGCGCCGCGGCTGCCAGCTGGATCGTCAGTTGCTCTTTCTGCTCGGCTAAATCAGCAGCCAGGCGAAGCGCTTCCGGTAATGAGCGGGGAACACTGACACTCTGCCCTTCTTCCAGTTCCTGCCAGCGATCGACGACCGCGGCGGTAAATTCAGGTGATAATCTGGCAACAATCACCAGAGAGTCGCGTTTGTTAAAACGATACTCCTGGTAAACATTACCGTTATGCTCAAAATCGAACTGCGCCAACGGCGCGGTTAAAATTCCCGCAGCAACAAGACGCTCAGCCGAGCGTTTCACGTCACTGTGTTTACTCTGAACCAGATCCGCAATATCACGGCTGGACATTGTTACTACACCATTCACACTTAACTGGCTCATACTTTTCTCCATATCAGGCGGCTGCACCCGCCGGTTCATATCTGCTGATCGTTATCTCTACCCGACCTTTCGGCACTACGGGTCCCCATTCCACCAGCATGCGCTTAATCTGGCTGTCGTCTTCCCAGACACCCGCATGCGTCAGCGCGTCAAACAGGGCTTTGTTGTAATTATCGATATCCCGGCGGCGCGCATCCGGCGGGTACAGAGTGATTTCTACCGCTGCCAGTTCAGTCGATGGCTTCGGGAGACGTCGTAATTGCTCAATGATCGCCACGCAGGCAGCGCTCTGGTATTTACGGCCATCAGCGCTAATGAGGTGACGACCAGCCAGCGGCCCCTTGTTAGGGGCGCGCCAGTAAGTGTTCACGCTCGGAGGGAACGGGAGCACAAGTTTCATGCCACCTCCTGCTGTTGCACTGCACAAAGTTCCGGAAGATTTGCCTCCACCAGCGCCCGGGCGAATGGTGGTGGTACCGCATTACCGCAGCGGGCTACCTGCTTATCTTTTGCATAGCGATTTCCACGGTAGTCCTGATCAATAACGTATCCATCGGGGAAGCCCTGCGCTTTGTAGAGTTCATGCGGCTGCAACATGCGCATTCCGATATCAACGATCTGGTATTTCACCCCATCGATAGTTACCAGCCATTCATCGTCACTTTCCCCGCAATACGTCTCGAGAAATGTGCGTACCTCACCCACGTGCTGGCCACCAGCGGTGATTGTTGGCATGGGCACATCTAGGCGTTGCCCGTCGCGGCATGTTCCACGCAGTTTCACCAGATGAGAGGCAACTACTGCATGATGGTCGACAGTGGTCACTGAGTGCGCGGGTTCATCCATACTGACACCCGGCCCCGTATAGTTACCACCGTAGTGTTTAGCCAGGAACGCGCTCACCGTCGCGAATTTATTTCCACCTGCAGTAACGGTCCCCAGCGGGTTATCCAGCCGCAGCACACGCGGTTCTTGTCCAGGTCGTTCGCCATAACCCATCTGGATCAGTGTAGGCGTTACCAGTTGAGATTTACCGCCACCGCCAGCGGTGATGGTTGCGCTCGGTTCGTCTGCCCGGTGGCCGACGCTGGCCCCAAACTGCCGGGCTATCACTGGCGCAACAAGACAGGCGCGGGATTGCTTCAGAATGGTATGAGCAGGTTTATCCAGCGGGCGCGGTTTAGCCTGGTATTCACTACCACCATTACCCGCCAGGAATGGCGTCAGTGCAGCCTCAACAATCCCGAGTGCATGCCCATTCCCACCCGGGCGTTTTGATGTGCCAGCGGTTACCGTCGGGACAGGTTCGGTAACTGGCTGCCCGGTTGCACCAGTGCGGAATTTTGTCAGGTGTGGAACGGCTAACGCGTAGCCGAGTTTTTTAGTAATGGTCTGTAATGGCTCATTCAGCGACTGCCCGCGAAAAGCGTCATACGCATTTTTTGAGCTCGTGTGGTTACACTTCACGATAAACGGCGACGCACTTTCGATAACAAAGCGCTGTATGCCGCGCGCGATCCGCTTCAGAGTGTTCTCCGCCAGCGGTTTTTTGCGGTCGAAGATGGACAGGGCCGGAACATTCCAGTCGATACATTCCGCAGCGGTACGCCATGGCATCAGCCTGCCGCTCTGCACCTCCAGAGACTTAGGATCCCCATGGGTAACAGCAGGCCACTGGATTGGGCAGCCATCGCAGCGCATAACCATGAAGAAGCGTTTGCGGATCGTCGGCGCGCCGTAATCACACGCGCGTAGTTCGCGATAATCAACATCATATCCAAGCCCATCCACCAGCTGTTGCGCCTGCTCGCTACCTCTTTCAATAGACAGAAACTCACAAACCTCTGACAGTGCCGGGTGGTCAGCAGGAATGCCAGTGGACAGCATGCCGACAAATGCATTGAATGTTTCGCCAGTGCGGGCAGGATCCGGACGCATTTCATCGGCCAGCAGCGGTCCCCACGTTTTGAACTCTTCCACGTTCTCCAGCATCATCACGCGCGGTCTCTTCGCCAGTGCCCAACGCAGAACAATCCAGGCCAGACCGCGTATCTCTTTTTTCACTGGCTTTGCGCCTTTTGCCTTCGAGAAGTGTCGGCAGTCCGGGCTAAACCATGCCAGGCCGACAGGATTACCGCCGGTGGCAGCTACCGGATCCACGTCAAAAACGGATTCACAATAATGCAGTGTGTCCGGGTGGTTCGTCTTATGCATCGCAATGGCGTTTTCGTCGTGGTTGATCGCAATATCCACGCTGCGCCCGATCGCCAGTTCAATACCCGTTGATGCGCCACCGCCACCAGCAAAGTTATCAACGATAATTTCACGCATTGATGGCCCCCTACATGCTGCTGACCAGTCCACCAGCAGTAGTAATGATTTCGCTGGTTGGCATACGCTCAAGCCACAGCTGGTTAATGTTCGCTTTCAGCTTGTTCTGCTGCGATGCGTCCAGAGAATCCGCCCCCTCAACCTGGTTGAACACCAGACCAACCTCAAGCGGCCAGATACGCGAATCCACATCAGGTAATACTGCTGGCGCTACAATGGGTTCTTCTTGCTCTGGCACCGTGGTGGTTGGTGGCTGAACCTTTCCCGCGGCAAATTCGACCAGTGACATAAACGCCTTCCCTTTTTCCTCCAGATCTGTACGGCTGATGTAGCTGAAACGCTCGCCGCGCCAGGTCTTGTCGAACAAAGCGATTGCACCAGCAAAGAAAGCACCTGTGGGTTTCTGCTTATCGTCGGCAGGAACAAACCACACAGGGAGATCGAAACCAATGCGACCGCGAATAAACATGATGTGATCGGCGTCTTCCGGCCACCATGTTTCACTTGTCGCCGCTTTAATGAGGAACACATAACGCCCCCCCTTTTCACGCATCTCCATTGTGTGATCCATGATGTGGGTCATGCCGGTGATCGCCTGTTTCTCGTGGTACTGAGAGCGGCTATAGGGTGGATTACCGAATGCGGCCCCGCCGATTGACTCCAGCATTTCCGCCCAACCCTGCACCAGTGCATTATCTTCGGCGGTGTACCAGACCGGGCACTTCGCGTTGTCGTCGTCAGCAAACAGATCCAGCGTCAGGGGGCCGAACATCGCATTTATGCCCCAAAAAAGCAGATCTGGCGTCCGCCACTGATCGCCAACTTCTTTCAATTCGTGGGTTGGTTGGCTACGTAATGCCGCCAGCGCCTGGCAATATTTGTTTAACGTCATCCTCTGAATCCCGTAGGAATCGTTGTATCAACCGGACCAAAAGCCATCACATCGCGCTTTTTCGCACCCCAGTCAGCACGTTTAGGCCGTCCCTTATGCTCCCAGCGGGTAGCGCTTTGCAAATAGCTCTCAAATTTCTTCGGGCCGAACAGCGTTTCCGGGCGCATGTACTGGTACTGCTCGTCGTTCTCGTGCCAGTGCTCATGCTTCAGGTCGATAACCAGTTGCAGGTCTGCAACGCTGTATCCCTCACGCAGTCGGGCACGGATGTTCTCCAGGGATGTTTTTGATTTCTGATACCGAGATCCGCTGATCTGGTTCAAATGGGTCAGAACCAAAATTGCCTGATCAGTAATCACGACTTCAGGGTCTGGTTGCGCCGCAACCGGACAAGAGGGTTTTGAAGTTACTTGTGGATCTTGTTTTGATTTTACTGACGGATCCCCGCCAGATTCTGACGGGTCAAAACCGCCATTTTTGCCAGATTTCGACGGGTCAGTTTTTGAGGCGTCAAAATTTGATGCGTCAGATTTTGACGTGTCAGAATCTGACAGTTGAGAAAATGCGGCAGCCTGAAGTTTCGCCACATTCAGGCGGTACACGTTCGAAGCATTACGGTTACCATTACGGCGCTGTGTACGCGTGAGCCAGCCATCTTTTTCAAGCTTAGCGATTGCCGTTCTGATAGTGCTCGGCCCTGCGCCAAGCTGGCGAGCAATCGTTTCAATGGACGGCCAGCACACGCCCTCATCGCTGCTGAAATCAGCTAGGCGAGCCATGACCGCGACACTAGACAACTTCATGCCCGACGCCGCGCAACCATCCCATACGTAGCCGGTTAATTTAGTGCTCATGATCGTCCGTTATCTCCCTGAACTTTTGCCTGAATTGCTCAAGTGGGCTGAAGCATTCGTGCGGGTAGCCAGTACGCAGATAGATAACGCGCTGTGTTTCTGGCTCCCAGCGGATAACACGGACTGGCACTCCACGGTTGTCTTTGAACCTTCGGTTAAGTTCGCGCACAGGCGTTTTGCCCTCCGGTTGTAGACCCCCACAATTGAAACCGCCCTACTGTGGTTACACGGAACCCAGCGGTTTGATAATCTGCGTTCATACCGAAACAACGGAGTACCCGAAACCGGGATCATCCTGAGTTGCGGTAGACGGTTAAAAGCCGTTAAACTGCTCATGCGGATTATTTCTCCATACTCGAAGAGTTGTTCGCCAAGGCGCCCGGAGCTGCACACTCGCGGGCGTCACTCTTTTCAGCGACACAAAAAACTCGATAAAGAAGCGTTACGTGCTCCTGGAACTTCGCGATTACCTGATAGCTGTTTTCCTCAATCTGAGCACGCTCATCTGCGTCAATTACCCCATCAGCCGTGGCTTTACGTAAAAAATTCGAATGACGGCCTATCCATTCGATGGACTCCATCAGGCGCTGATTTATATCGGCGTTATCCAGATCATCGACATCTGCCAGCGGTACAAATACGCCCTGAGAATGGCGCGCAACGGCATCAGCGATATGGGTTGAACCACCAGCACGTTGTAAAACCATTGCCCAGCCCAGCGGGAAAATCTGGTCGCCGTCAACACGAAGGCGGTTAAACAATGCGTTCTCTGTCACGCCCAACCATTCCGCCGCCTCGGCATAACCACCAAGTAGATCGGTGATCGTTTTTTTTATCGCCGCCACCAGCCAGGCTGGCTGACGTTCGACTTTCCAAATAGGTTCGTTACCCACGGCTCCTCCCTTATTCCTGTGGTTTGAGTTTTATTGAAGCTTCGCTACGCTTTTCGTAAAGGTCGGGATGGAAAACTAATTTCCCCCCAGTCCGATAGGCTGCTTCTGCTGCACGTCCTTTCGGGATTAGGCGACCAGTTCTATTACGCCACTTGTAAACGGCCTCGCTTGTGATTCCAAAAAATTCGGCAACTTTCTCAGTACTGCCGAAGTAGTTTTCAATGTCATCGGTTGTCATAACGCCCCCTTAGCTAAGTTTGATTAGATATTAATAATCAATCTAACTTTGGTCAATAAAAACTAAGATTGCTTAGCCTTTTAATTTATTTATGGTGTTCAAATGGAAACTGTCGGTCAGCGCATCAAAGCTCTCAGGCGCATAACCAAAACCTCGCAGAAAGAACTGGGTAAGTTCTGCGGTGTTAGCGATGTGGCGGTTGGGTATTGGGAAAAAGACGTTAATGTGCCAGGCGGCGAGTCACTTGCGAAACTTGCAAAGTATTTCAACACATCAATTGATTACATACTGTATGGCACTGAATTTGAAGGCAATCTGATAACCAAGATGCGAAGGATTCCGGTGATATCCTGGGTTCAGGCTGGACAGTTTACAGAATGTAAAGCAGCTGCAGTTTTCAGCGAAGTAGATAAGTGGATAGAGACATCACTCCGGATAGGGGATAGTTCCTTTGCATTGGAGGTTAAAGGTGATTCGATGACAAACCCTAATGGCCTCCCGACAATCCCTGAAGGGGCAACAGTTATAGTAGATCCAGATGCAGAGCCACTTCATGGAAAGATAGTCGTAGCCAGGCTTGATGGGACAAACGAGGCTACTGTAAAAAAACTTGTCATCGATGGGCCTCAAAAGTTCTTAGTTCCCTTAAATCCACGCTATCCAAACATTTCAATTAACGGTAATTGCCTGATCATCGGCGTTGTCAAAGGCGTTCAGTACGAGCTTTAACCCACCTCTAACTTTCCTCTTAACATCAAGCTAAGAATAGTTTGGTGTTTTTTCTTGATCTGAAAGCTAAGTTAAGTTAGATTTCATTCATCAGCAGCGAACAGGCAGGACGCCCACGAAGTAGCCGCCCGGGGCATATGAAGGCCGGGATGATTCGCGGACACATAAAAATTGCATAGGAGTTCACGGTGGACGCAAACGAACTGAAGCACATCATTGCTCTACTGCTGGAAGATGCTAAGCGAGTTCAACAGCTCGAGCCGAATTCCGGGATTGAATCACGCATTCAGCTTGCGCAAACAGCATTAAAAGAGGCCCAGCAGGACATAAATGGAAAGAAGCGCCTCAATGGGGTCGAAATTGTTGAGGCGATTTTAGAGCGAAGGGAAAGAGCGGCACACCTCGATTCAGAACGGCTCGGTAGGGTCACTATTTAATGGATCCAACAACCTTATCGTCCTGAGGTAGGTTTCGCGCTCTTTTTCAGTGATATCAGGCTTTTCAAATAGCGCGCGGAAATGGGCGATAGAACTTTCAAGCTCTTTAGTATGTGGTCCTTCAGCCTCTGTAATAGCAATAGCTAGCCTTGAAATAGCCAACTCAATGGCATCGAGCCTGGAATGATTGAGATAAGTAACATTGCTCATAAAAAATTTCCTTCATGGTTGTAGCGACTTAGAAGGATACCACCGCGCCTGATGTGGTTAAAAGCAGGCCAAAGCAATAACAAGTACTTCCCTGTTCTGGCGGCCCGGTGTTTTCCCGTTTGTCCGCTAACCGCCAGCCTTTTTCAGGGCTCAACATGAAAGCGCGTTCTGTCCCTTAACCTTTATGGTCAGTCGTTAATCCAAAACTACCGGAGCGCGCTTCCAGTTGCGATGTTAGCTTAAAGAGAGCAACGGACTTCTAAGCCGTGGGTCGTAGGAAATTAATCTGCTGAAAGTAGCGGTATACACGGCAGCGGAGAACCGTACGAATATTTGATGTTAAAACCCGGGTGCAGCTGGGTTATATGGAGAATAACGCATGATTCAGATGTTAACTCTTGAAGAATGGGCAACCGATAAATACAGAAGTAATCCACCTAGCGTCTCTACATTGCGCCGTTACGCTAAGCAAAATCTCTTTTCTCCACCAGCAATGAAGCAAGGTAGGCTCTGGAGAGTTAGGGAGGACGCGGAATTGGTTGGAGAACTTGCTGCGCCGGTTATCAAGAAATCTGATTCACCAAAATTGCAAAGGATCCTCAGCGATGGCTGCGAGACCACGTAAAAATAATGTATCAATACCTAATCTCTATCCACTATACAGTCGTAAGGTCAATAAAGTGTATTGGAGGTACAAGCACCCTGTAACGGGGAAATTTCACAGCCTAGGTACTGATGAAGTTGAGGCTAAAGCAATTGCTACTGAAGCGAACGCGAGACTTGCTGAGCAGCGTTCAAGACAGGTACTGGCTATAAGCGATCGAATTGCAACCAGCAAGGGTAAGTCAATTACCACTGTTACTTGGCTTGAGCGATACTGGAAAATTCAGGAGGAAAGATTCGCTTCAGGTGATATCAAGGAGAATACGTATAAACAAAAAGCCAAGCCAATTGCACTTCTGAAAGAACGTGTGGGAATGAAGCTGATATCTTCTGTTGAAGTTAGGGATATTGCTCAAATTCTTGAAGAGTATTTATCTGCCGGCCAACCAAGAATGGCACAAGTTATTCGTTCAGTTCTGATCGATGTATTCAAAGAGGCCCAGCACTACGGTGAAGTGCCTCCAGGCCACAACCCTGCCCTTGCAACTAAACAGCCCAGGCGCAAGATTACCAGACAACGACTAAGTCTCGAAGAGTGGCTGAAGATTTTCGATATCGCAGATAAGAAACATCAGTATATGGGAAATGCTATGCTGCTTGCACTTGTGACCGGGCAACGTCTTGGGGACATATCCAAAATGAAATTTACCGATATCTGGGATGATCATCTACATATCGAACAGGAAAAAACTGGCAGCAAAATAGCTATTCCTCTTTCTCTTCGCCTTAATGCGATTAACTGGAGTTTGCGTGAAGTGGTAAATCGTTGTCGTGATTATGCGGTTAGCCCTTACCTCGTGCATTTTTTCCGGGCTACATCACAGGCAGAACGTGGATCCCAGGTGAAGGCTAATACTATCACCATGAATTTCAGCAAGGCACGAGACGAGGCTGAGATTGACTGGGGTGATGGTACTCCAGCGACATTTCACGAACAAAGATCGTTATCAGAAAGATTGTATAACGAACAAGGTATAGAAACTCGTAAGCTGTTAGGACATAAGTCCCAAAGACAAACAGATAGATACAATGACGATAGGGGTAAAACCTGGATTAAAGTCACTGTAAAATGAAGTTATTTCAATTTCGTATTGACAACATAACTATCTGAAAAACAATGAGAATAATTTGGATGAATGTTATTATTCCAAATACCAAAGCTAAAGATGCAATGAAATAAGATTTTATATTTGATAAGCACAACAAAGAAAATAGAAGAGTAATTCCAAGCTCAAGAAAAACAACAAAGTAAAAGGCGTAAGTTGCTTTAAAATAACCATACGCCCTAAACTTTCTAATATTATCATTATCAAGGGAAGACAATATGACTATAAGTGCAAAAACTAAAGCCATCATTGCTGTCGCATATGAAGCCATTGCCGCACCTAAACCATCAAGGTGATCAACGAAATTTACACCAGGAAGTATACTGTATCTAAACTTATATATAGCGAATCCCACACCATTAGTCAGTGCTACGAAAAATATTGTAGGAAATGCCTTAATCAT